GTGCTATTAAGGTCTATTTTCCTTCTTTTTTGTACTTGTTAGGCTACTTATAATACAATAGAGCCACACACACCCCCTCCCCCCGTGTCTATACAGGCACAGATATTGCTTGCCAGCACTGAGCACATGCAAGAATCATGCCAAGTCTAGGAAGTCCCTGCAAAGTCTAGGGATATGCTTGACAAGTACCCTATAAAGCTGCTATCGCGTACACGCACACGCATTAAAGATCAGCAAGGCCTCAAGCATTATTCATGCCAGAACTAGGTAGTTTCTCAATACCCTCACAAGTCCTGGGGTTATTCAAAAAACCTGTTGACATTTGAAAACCATTCGTGCACTATGCAATCACAGCAACACGCAACACAAACCAGTAGCTAACTAACTAAAGGAAACAAACATGGACATCATCGCACAATTAGGGTTTTTCTGTATTTGCGGTTCTGTTTATGTTCTGGTATATTTTGGCATTCGTGCTTATCTCAAAACTAACTAAAGGAAAACACCATGTCTTATGACTTTGCACTAAGCGCAGACATTCTTGCGCAGGCCGAAACAAACTCTGGTAAGCAAGCCGTTGAGATGATCAAAGACTGTTTAAGAAACCTTACCAGTGACGGACAAGTTGAGGAGTTTCTTGATAGTTATATGCTTGCCTTGATTTCTTATGGTGAAACAGAGAAAGAAGCAAAAAACTACCGGTCACGTGTAAAGGCCATTCTAAAGACATGGCGCGAGCATGATAAAATGATGTCTGTTTTAGAGTTTCAGACTAGGTCTGTTCAGTTGCTAGCTAAGCATGCTAGGGGCTTAGGCAAAGAGCACCAAGGGACTGAAGAGGAAACAGACGCACCACAAACCAAAACAGAGAAGCTTTTGAGTTTGGGCGACATCTCTGCTGAACTTGATAGACTCTCGCAACACTTGCAAGCGCATGGCAAGCTTGAACTAGCGGAAAAGCTTCTGGTCCTAAGTAATGAGGTTATTGAAACAGAACTCGCACTGGTCTGAACCTAACTGATGAGCTGTGATACAGCGAAACCCTACACTCTGTAGGGTCTTAGGTTGACTTTCTGTAGAATTGTGGTATTGTGTCTGTACTCGCAGCAAAAAACTAAATAGCTAACTATCTAAACGAAAGGAAGTAAAAATGATCAAGTTCTCAATCCACTTCAATCAAGTCTTTAAAAATCGTGGTGGTCGTTTCTTGACAGTGTATAAAAACAATGGTAAGTTCAACGGTAAGATCATAAAGACCAATCCAATATGGGCGACGATGCAAGAGGCAAAGTCTGGTCGCAAGATCAAGCTTCTGAACTTTAATATCAAATTCGTGGTTGCTGATCACCACTATATGACTCGATACGGTAACATTAAGACATACTGATGAGACCTTATTGGTCGAAACCCTAGTGATAGGGTCTATGTCAAACCACGAAGGAAATAGATATGTTATCTAAAACTTCTAAACTAGGTTGTTTGTCTTGGAGCTTGCAAGCTTTTGAGACATGTCCTGGCTCTGTCCAAGATGGTGTTGTTGTTGACGCATGCAAGTTCTGTTATGCTCGCACTGGTTTTTACCATATTCCTGATGTCAAGGCTCTACGCTCACGCAACAAAGAGGATTGGAAGAATGATGACTGGGTTTCTCGAATGGTTCATGGTCTTAGAAAGTCTACCCACTTTCGATGGTTTGATTCTGGGGATATGTATTCTACCTCTCTTGCAGAGAAAATATTGGAAGTGTGCAGACTAACTCCCAATGTTAAGCACTGGATTCCTACTAGGATGCATAAGTTTGAGAAGTTTAGAGGCGTGCTAGAGGCTTTGTCTGCCCTGCCTAATGTCGTGGTACGTCTATCCTCTGATAGCGTCTCTGGCGAGCTTATAGACAGCTTTACGGGGCACTCTAGCACCATCACACCATACGCTGGATATGATGTCAAAGCTTATGAGTGTGTTGCGTACAAACAAGGTGGAAAATGCTTGACATGTCGTGCTTGTTGGGATAAGATGGTGCCTGTTGTTGCATATCCTTATCATGGTAAGTCAAAGGCTAAGGTAATCAAGATCCTACAAGTGAAAGGTTAATCATGCCTGTTTATGAGTTTGTCGTGGTAACAAAACAGTATCGAACTGTAGCTATTGAAGCTGAGTCTGTTAATGATGGATATGATAAGATAGGGGATGACTTTAATTCTATACTTCAAACAGAACCGTTTGATAACGATAGTGATGTTTATTTTGAAAGAGAAATAAATGAAGACTAATGAACTAAAGCGTGGGTCTCGTGTCATGTTGGCTAATGGTTGGGAAGCTGACATCATGGATAACATGAGGGGGAACACTCGTATGGCTCGTGTCTATGGTTTTGAGACAGAGATTGGGTCTGTTTATGCTCATGATATTATTGCTGTTCGCATCGCTGATGAATGGCACGATGTTGAGCACACAAAAGATCAGACAAAATTGAGAGATCAACTTGACAAGATCTTTAACTGCTAGTATAATGGTTTACACCAAAGAAACTTATAATCATAATCTTTAGATAACTAACTACTTTAGAGGAGCTTTAAAGTGAGACGCTGCGAGAATGAAGATTACATCCACATCGATGACCACAGGGAATTGTTTGTGTCCTTGGAGAAGATCATCGAGAATCTTAATGAAGAAGTCAAAGATCTTAATCTTGATGTAGAATATTATGAGTATATTATTGATAGCATGTGGACTTTGTTGCTTGATGCTCAGGAATATATTCACCCTGACAAAGCGCTCTATAAAGACATTGATGACTTCTATGAGCAGCATAAGCATGGCTTAGCTGGTGTCATTAAGTATGTCGATTGAGTGGCCTGACTTAGACTTACCACCTATAAACTTGTATGTTGTTGCACCAACATGGAGACTAGACATGAAAGATCGTTTTGATTTAGAGCAGGAAATCATGCAGCTTATGGCCTTCAAGGAGATTGTTGATAACCTTGCATGGCGTATCATGGACGCATCAGAGCCGATGGAAGAGGACAAGATCATCAACACCCTGCTTGGCTTGTCTGAGATGATCGACACTCACAACATGAAGATGATGGATACCCTTGCTCAGGCTTTCAGTCTTAGTGGCTATCGTCCGTACCATAACTTGACAGAGCAGAAACATCCTGATAGTATGAGTCTTGGTGATCTACTTAAGCAAAGACTGAATGAGGGAAAACTAGATGATTAACATCTCTGTTGATGAGCAGGACTTTGACAATGCAATGGTTCGTCGTTTGAAAGAGAGACGCTTCTGGTTGTATCGAGACCTGGAGCGAGTGAAGACTGCTGAGAAGGGACTGATCTTTACTAGTGATTATGAAACTGATCTCAAGGAGATTCGTAAGACACTGGATTCCATGGATGTTGTAATCAAATACTTTGGAGGTGACTGATGAACAAGTTCGAAGAGTGGGTAAACGACTTCACCATCATGGGTGATGACGGTGCAGTTATCTTCTCAAGCTATGACCAGTTTCTTGAGTTTATTGAGGAGATTGTTGTTGATGAGCGAAAGCGAGAGCGAGAGGCTTGTGCGGTGGTGTGTGAAAACATAGAACACATGACCCCAGAATTTAACGAATGGTGGGATGCTGGAGACCTGTTAGCAGAAAACCCATACAGCCCTGAGACGCCTATCTACTGGGCATGGGAAGGATGGCAAGCGGCTAGAAAACGTGAATGGGTTGGGCTGACGGACGACGAGGTGTTTAACATATACAAGCAATTCGACTCACTACAATACAAGTCTTTTGCCAAAGCAATCGAAGCCAAACTTAAGGAGAAGAACACTTGAACAGTGTAGACTTGGTGTGGTATACACCCAACATTGAATCTCAGGTGGCGTACATAGCTAGGGTATCTAATCCTAACAACCAGGATAACCCTCAGTTTGAGAAGTTGCTACAGTACATGATCAAGCACCAGCACTGGAGTCCCTTCGAGATGGTTAACATCTGCATGGAGATTGTGACAACCAGGGACATCGCTAGGCAGATTCTACGGCATCGCAGCTTCACCTTCCAAGAGTTTAGCCAGCGATATGCCCAGGCTACAGGGTTTGAGTGGGCAGAGGCACGCTTGCAGGATGAGACTAACAGGCAGAACTCTATCGAGGTTACAGACCCAGACCTTCATGACTTCTGGCATATGATCCAGAGCGATGTACTACATGTCACAAAGCAAGGGTATGATGCTGCTCTTCGTGCTGGTGTAGCTAAGGAGGTAGCTCGTAAGCTGTTACCTGAGGGACTGACTGTATCAAAGATGTACATGAATGGTAGCTTGCGTTCTTGGATGCACTATGTTACACTACGTACTGGACCTGAGACTCAGAAGGAACACCGTGATGTGGCAAGCAAAGCTCGTAAGATTCTAGAGGGTATATGTCCAACCATTATGAGAAACCTGTAACCCCATGCAGTAACAACTGTGACTGGAATGCTCAACTACAGAGGTGTGATACATGCAAAAGAACACTCGAAGAACTAAACAATTGGATACACATGACGCAAGATCAACGGAGAACAGTGATGAAGGAGTGCAAAAGACGCAAGTGAATATGGTAAGTATTGCTGTATCAAACAAGGGTAACATCATTGGACTTGACAACCATGGCTATCTACACAAGTGGGATGAAGATGCTCGAACATGGAGTAAGATATGAGATGCTTGTCTTGTAATGTAATCTTGACAGACTTCGAGGCCACTAGGAAATCAGCTAACACAAATGACTATCTTGACTTATGTAATCATTGCTTCTATTCTATCTCTGATGATGTTGAATCTCTTGAAAGGGCGGATCTCGAACACGAGGATGGCATCCTTGATGACGATAGCGGGGTGGTCGATATGGATATTGACCTTGACATTGATCCTGAATGATGCTATAATCCTATATAGTTAACTACCTAGCTACTCTAACTTTATCTTTAATATTATTATGACAAAGAAAGACTATGAATCTTTAGAGGACTTTAACTACTGGCATGTCAAAGAAGATCTTGTGTCTCACATGATGCTTCGTGGTGTTGACACTGTCTTGTCCGAGGTGCTAGAATTGTATCGCTATCGTCTCGAAGAGAAGAACAAGCCTAAGGTTATTGATCAATCACTAGAGGATGTACCGTTCTAATGGCACAACAACTATCATCTCATGATCCTTGTCCTGACTGTGGGTCTTCCGATGCACTGGCTACATACGACTGGGGAACCAAGTGCTTCTCATGCGGGAAGGTAACACGAGATACTAACTATCAAACTGAAAGGAACTTTACCTTGCATTCCGCAGCAGCTGTAACCACTCAGCCTACTGATCTACGCTACGCATCTGTGACAGATCGTGGTATCACACGAGACACCTGCCAAGACTATGGCGTTGGAACGCATCAGAATCACTTCTGGTTCCCTTACTACAGTACAGAAGGGGGTAGCCTACCCCAAGCCTACAAGAAGCGCCACGAGGCTGAGAAGCGCTTTAGCGTGGAAGGTACATGGAAGGGTGTAGGTCTCTTTGGTCAGCAGTTATTTTCTAAGGGTGGTAAGTATGTCACAATCGTTGAGGGAGAGTTTGATGCACTGGCTACATACCAGATGCTGGGTTCTCGCTATCCTGTTGTCAGTGTGCGTAATGGTGCTGGCTCTGCACTTGCAGACTGTAAGTCAGCGTATGAGTGGCTGGATTCCTTTGAGCATATCGTCATCTGCTTTGATGGGGATGAGCCTGGCGTTAACGCTAGTAAGCAGGTAGCTGAGCTATTTGGTACCAAGGCTCGTGTAGTTAAGCATAAGAACTACAAGGATGCCTGTGACTATCTATCCAGCCATGAGGGTAAGCTATTCGTAGAGCGCTGGTGGGCAGCTGAGCAGTACGTGCCTGATGGGATTGTTCCAGGCAAGGGTCTCTGGGATCTGGTCAACCAGCCAGTCGAGAAGGCTGAAGTCATGTATCCATTCCAAGGAATGAACGATCTGACCTATGGCATCAGGCATGGAGAGTTGATCACTGTTACTGCAGGATCAGGTCTTGGTAAGTCACAGTTCTTGCGTGAGATTGTCTACCATATTCTGAAAAACTCCAATGAAAACATAGGCTTAATGTTCCTCGAGGAGTCAGTCAAGAAGACAGCCAAGAGCCTGATGTCACTCTCAGCTAACAAGCCACTGCACTTACCAGACGTAGAGGTCACAGACGATGAGCTTCATGCAGCTTTTAATGATACCCTTGGCACTGATCGCATCTATCTTTTTGATCACTTTGGTTCTACTGGGGTTGATAATATTATTAGTCGGGTTCGCTTCATGGCTAAGGCGTTGTCTTGTAAGTACATCTTCTTGGATCACGTATCAATTGTTGTCTCTTCCCAAGAGAATGGCGATGAGCGCAAGGCACTTGATGAGATCATGACCAAGCTTCGCATGATCGTAGCTGAGACTGGGGTCTGTCTCTTTGCTGTCTCTCACCTCAAGCGTCCTGATACAAAGGGCCATGAGGAGGGCGCAGCAACCAGCCTGTCACAGCTTCGAGGGTCTGGTAGCATTGGTCAGTTGTCTGACATTGTGCTTGGGCTGGAGCGTAACGGTCAGGCTGAGGATATTAAAGAAAGACACACTACCAGGATTCGTGTATTAAAGAATCGTTTCAGTGGCTTGACAGGACCAGCATGTTCGTTGTATTATAGTAAGGACACTGGCAGAATGGTAGAGACCTTTGATGAACCACTCTAGAACTTTAGTTATAGACATTGAAACAAACCTCAAGCACGACACCATCTGGTGTGCGGTTACTAACGATGTTGATACAGGTGAAGTGAAGGTATGGACGGAAGCAGAAAGTTTGAGAAAGTATCTAAGACAAAGCGACAGGTTCGTTGGACACAACATCATTTCGTTCGATGCACCGATCTTGAATCGGCTATGGAATACGAGGATTCGTTTGAGCCAAGTCCACGATACACTGGTGATGTCGAGGCTACTCAACCCAACACTGGAGGGAGGACACAGTCTCGAAGCGTGGGGACATCGCCTCGGGAAACACAAAGGATCGTTCAACGACTTCGACTCAGGTCTAACGCAAGAGATGGTTGACTACTGTATTCAAGACACACACGTCACAGTAGAACTCTACAAGCTACTCACGCGAGAGCTCAAAGAGTTTGGTGACTCAGTGGATCTTGAGCACAACGTAGCTGCTATTATCTCTCGCCAGGAGAAGCATGGGTTCATGCTAGACAGAGTCAAAGCTACTACCCTTGTCTCTGATTGGAAGGGTACACTATCATCCATTGAGGAAAGGCTACAGGTTATCTTCCCTCCCATTGTGACTGAGCGTGTATCAGAAAAGACAGGCAAGAAGCTTAAAGACAAAGTCGAGTACTTCAACCCAGGCTCACGCCAACAGATCGCTTCTCGTCTCATGTCTCTGGGGTGGAAACCTACTAAGCACACAGAGAAGGGACAGGTGATCGTTGACGAATCAGTACTAGCAGATGTAGACTTACCTGAAGCCAAGGAGATAGCTACCTATCTATTGATTCAGAAGCGAGTAGCTCAGGTTAGCTCATGGCTAGATGCAGTTCAAGCTGATGGTAGGGTTCGTGGTAAGGTCATATCAAACGGAGCCGTGACAGGTAGGATGACACACCACAGCCCTAACATGGCGCAGGTACCCAGCAGTAGCAGCCCCTTTGGTGAGGACTGTAGGGCTTGCTGGACCACGCCAGAGGGTAAGATGCTGGTAGGTATTGATGCCAGTGGACTAGAGCTACGCATGCTAGCTCACTACATGAAGGATCAGGATTATGTTCGAGAAGTATGTGAAGGTGACATACACACCAAGAACCAAAATGCCGCAGGTCTTCCGACTAGACCGCAAGCGAAAACATTCATCTACGCTTTCCTATATGGGGCGGGGCCAGCTAAGATCGGGAGTGTGGTGGGAGGTGGTGCAAAAGAGGGTCAGCGGCTCATCGACTCATTCCTTAATAACACTCCCTCGCTCAAAGCACTTAGAGCAAAGGTTGAAAGGCTGGCAGAGAAAGGCTACTTACCAGGTTTGGATGGGAGGAAGTTACAAGTTCGTTCCCCACACGCTGCACTCAACACGCTACTCCAGGGTGCTGGTGCAATTGTAATGAAGAAGGCTTTGGTCTTGCTAGACGAATCAATCAAGAGCAATCGTATCAACGCTCAGTTCGTAGCCAACGTACATGATGAGTGGCAGATCGAGGTAGATGAGAAGGACGCTGAGCTAGTTGGTCAGCTAGGTGTAGATGCAATCAAACAAGCAGGCATTGAACTAGACTTGCGTTGTCCTCTCACTGGGGAATACCGAGTCGGAAAGACATGGAAGGATACCCACTGATGGACATGAAGGAATGGTTGAAGACTGCTGAAGACATCATCGTTATTGGCAGGGTAGGAGATCAGATTGATGTACGCACAGAAGTAGATGTAGAAGAAGCACTGGCTGTAGTCGAGGTAGTATATGAGATGTTACTGTCAGCAGTAGATGGTGACGTAGAGTCAGTTGACAAGCTTCATTAATCGTAGTATAATATTACTTTACTGTTCAGGAGAACACTATGCAACAAACTAAACCTCTTAAGATCGAAGCAGAACTCATGTGGGCATTCCTTGATACGCCTAACCAGATGTCAGGTAAGTATCAGGTAGACCTTTGCAATCTCAGCAAGAGTGCAATCAAAGCCCTTGAGGATGCTGGAGTCAAGGTTCGTAACAAAGAAGACAAAGGTTTCTTCATTACTGCCAAGTCAACCAAGTACCCCATCACTGCAGTAGATCGTGAGGGTAAACCCATCGAGGCTAAGGTTGGCAATGGTTCCAAAGGTGTAGCGATTGTGAACTTCTATGATCACAAGTTCGCTAAGCAGTATGGCCTTGGTGTAGGTATTAACAAGCTGATCGTGACTGACCTCATCGAGTATGCTAACGCTGACCCTATCGGGGATGACGTACTGTAATGAAAGCCTTGATTGATGGCGACATCCTTGTGTATCGTATTGGCTTTGCTGCTGAGGGCGAGACCAA